ATTAATACTTTAAATGTAATTATAAAAATAAATTTCACTAGCCAACTTTGAAAATGACTATCTAAGCTACGCATGTTCTTTGACTCACAATCCAGTAGGTTGTTCGTTAAGCCCAAAGAACCAAAGGCTACTATTGATATATTTTTGGATTTTAAAAAATAGCCATATAAACTCATAGTCATTGGGCGTCAGAACGCACAATTAGAGTAGGGTCATCGGAGTTAATAGCTGAGGAACGAAAGCTATTAATGAGAATGTACCTACGTTATTGCCGTTAGGCTTTAGATAGGCTCTAAGGAAATAAAAAACTTAAGAAAAAAGGAGTGATTAATTATGTTATGGATAATGGTGATGATAATTGCAATAGTTAGTATTAGAAAAATGTATAAATAGAAATAGATAAACAAAAGAAGAAAGGATTTGATATTATGAGTAAAAAGGCTATAAGTCTACAAGATAATATACAAGATTTATTAACAAATAAAAAGCTATGGTTTTTTATTAAATGGTATTTAGATGGTCAAAAGAAAGAAGAATGGGGAAATGTACAAACTTCTCTTGGTATAAAACAAACACCAGAATGGGCAATTAAAACATATCTTGAAAGAGAAGATGTTCAAAGAGCCATGATAGAAATAGTAAAATTGAATAAGGATTTTAATTTGGTACAAATATATAATAAGATGTATGAAAAAGCGTTGCAGGGTGACGTTAATAGTGCAAATTGGATTGTTAAATTTAGTGAGTCGGATTTCTTTGGAACTAAAAAGAATGAATTAGATGAAATTATTGGTGGGTTAGATTTAGATGACTAAGATAATGACTAATGAAGAGAAGTTTCAAAGGGTTTGGAATGACCCTGTATTATTCATTCAAAACTTTCTAAAGATAACCGATAAGAATGGTAAAGTTGTACCATTTAAACTGAATCCAATGCAAAAAGATTTTATTAAAAATTTAGATAGTTATAATATTATTTTAAAGGCTAGACAAGGTGGTATGAGTGTTGCCATTTGTGGACTAGCCATTTATTATGCAGTAACACAATCTAATTCAACTTGTATGATGTTATCACATAATGATGAGTCTACAAGAGCCATATTTAATAAATTAAAGAATATTTATAATAGTTTGCCCGATGTTATAAGACCTAAATTAATAAGGAATAATAGGGCTGAACTTCAACTAAGTAATGGAAGTATTATTTCATGTTCTACAATGGGTCATACGGATAAATCAAGGGGAAATACTTTGAAGCTTTGTCATATATCAGAGTTTGCATTTGTTAAGAGTGATGTTGCCGAAAAACAATTATTGGCTATAGAACAGGCTATTCAGGCTAATGGTCATTTGATTATTGAAAGTACGGCAAATGGTTTAAACCATTATAATATTCTATATAACAAAGCTAAGAAGAATGAGAACGCATATAAAGGCTTCTTCTATAATTATATAGATACAAGTTGTATGTTTATTGATGAATATGAGAAGTACAATAATATATTTAAAAATATTAATGGTCATGAATTTAGTGAAAAAGATTTGACGGAAGAAGAAAAGGAATTATTGAATATTGATGGAATGACATTAGATATTCTTTGTTGGAGAAGATTAAAAATACAAAATAGTTCCATTGACCAATTTAATCAAGAGTTCCCATTAACCGATACAATGGCTTTCGTTACAAGTGGTCATAGTGTATTCGATAATGAGAAGATTACAAATACATTAAGGGTATTACAATTAAATAAAGAAAAATTCTTGAATAAGAATGATTTAGATTTGCCGATTGAATTAAGTAAATATTATGGCAAGTCTTTTTTTATGTACAAAAAGCCAGTTAAAGGCGAAAGATATTACATTGGTGTCGATAGTTCGGAGGGTGTAGGTCAAGATAATTCAACTTGTATTGTTCTCAATAAGGATGGAGAAGAAATGGCGATGTTTAAGGATAATAAAATAAAACCTTATGCCTTTGCAGAGTTCATAAATGAATTAGGTCATTATTATAATAAAGCTTATTTGGTAGTTGAAAAAGCTAGTGGTGGTCATAGTGTCATTGAAAGATTAAGGTACACTCACAAATATATGAACATGAGTAAATACAAGACTTATGACGAATACATGAGAACTAAATGGACTATTGGTTTTGATACTAATGCAAAAACTAAAGGCTTGATTATTAATGATTTGGTAGAAATGTTTGAGAAAAGTCAATTATTACTACATTCAGAAGAAATACTTGAAGAAATGAAAGTCTTTGAGGTTAAAGATAATGGCTCAATGGGAGCAATGAATGGTTATCACGATGACTTAGTTATGGCTACGGCTTTAGCTTTAAGTGGTCTAAAATCGGGAAAATATTATAAATGGAGATAGAAAGGAAGATTAAACTAATGAAGAAGATAGAAGAATATATAAAAAATGAATATGGGAATAATCCCTTATGGTTTGTAGATGAAGTTAATAAGCCAAGCCATACAATGAGAATTTCTAAAGTAAGAGGATTAAAGAATTACTTACATGGAAAACATAAAGTATTAACAAGACAAGATTGCAAATTTAAAGAAAAGGAATTTAAAGTAAAGAAATTAATATTACAAAATGCAAAGACTATATTAAACTTTCACTCAACTTATTTATTAGGTAATCCAATTAGTTTAACGGGTTCAGAAGAATTAGTTGATAAATTACAAGATGTTTATAATTATGGTTCATATAATGATGTGGATTTTGAATTGTTAGATAAGCTTGTTAAATATGGTGATAGTTATGAATATATCTATGTTGATGGAGATAATATAACATCAAAAGTAATTGATAATATTTGTAGTTATCCTGTTTATAACGAAAAGGGTGAATATGTAGCCTTTATTGAACATTGGAGCAATGTAGAAAACAAGAAATATTGGAATGTTTACTATGAGGATTGTATACAAGAATGGAATGATTTGGGTGACAAAATCAACATGGTTGGAGAATATAAAAATGTTAGTGGTTTACCTTTACATTATAAAGGAATAAATGATTGGGATAGTACAATGGGTGAGGGGCTATTAGAGAATATAGTACCTGTTCTTGATGAAGTGGAAGATTTGTTAAGTAAGATGGGTGACGCTATATACACATTATCCTTAAATCCATTACTATTTACCACAGGACAAGCTATTGATGGAAATGGTATATCTAACGACATGGTAGGTATGAATGTAGCCTTAGAGAATGGTAGTTCTATGGAATATGTATCAGCTACTATGGATTATTCAACTATAAAATATTATCTTGATACATTACAAAATGAGTTAAATGTTATCTCATATATGCCTAGTATATTAGGTGGTAGTGGAAATATAGCAAATGTTAGTGAAGTATCATTAAAGATGTTATATTCATTAGCTGATGTATATGCCATGTTAAACGAGAAAGTATTAAGACGTGGCTTTAATGAGAGGTTTAATATAATTAGAAGATTGATAGGTGAAGAAGATAGAAAGTCATATGTTAATGTTACATTTAATTATAGTAGACCACAAAATGCGAGTGAATTATTAGACAACATGAAGAAACAATTTGATATGAACGCTATAAGTTTACAAACAATCATAGAGAAGTCGCCATTGACAGACGATGTGGTGATGGAGTTAGGTAGATTGAAAAAGGATGATGAAGCTAATGAAGTAAATGGCGTTGAAAATGTGGAGAATAGTGAAGTAGAATAAGGCTCTTTGGACTCTTAGGAGTCATGAGGGCTTATTGGTGTGATTTAGTGAGGTTGTAGGATTGGGTACAAGCTAGGAAAATGAGAACGTTGAGGGCAGAGAACGGCGAGAGAATTAGTGAGAAATTATGAGGGTAAGATGGTTGGGTTGAGATTGGTAGGAATAGCTTGACTTTTTGCACACTTTATCTAATGCAATGAAGTTATTAAAAGAGAGGATAGATTGAAAAATTAAGGATATTATTGACTTAAGCCACTTATTTACGGATGATGACTCAATGATACTAAGTCCAATATTATTCAGCTGTCCTCAATACCCATCGTTAAAACAAAAATTTTATTATAAGTTTAAGGTACTATAATGGTGGGTTATAGTACGTTAATAGTGATAAACCCTATCAATTATACACTCTTATTTCGCTAAATACAAAATACACTAAAACCATTGGTATCACTAGCTTTGAAAGGAATATTTATTTCGCAAAATTCATGTTTAACGAAATAATTTTAGGTTGAAAATATAAGGCTTTATCATATAGAAATAGAATAGATTAAAAGGTTTTAAATAATAT